CTTTGATAAACCCTTGGACCTTCTCGTCAAGTTTAGCCAAACGATGTTGTTCACGGATAAATCCATCAATTGCCCCCGCAAGACCAATAAGGACTCCAACGGCAAGCGCAGCAGGAGAGTCGGGACCGATGATCTTTCCGACAACCTTAAAACCCAATACGCCTAAGAGAATCCCCTCGAGGGCACCAATTGTGAACTCCGAATTCTCCATGAGCCAAGAACCTAGCGGCTTGAGAATGTCATTGTAAATATCAGAGAAAACATCGAACACCGTTTGGGTAAACACACCGATAGGTGATTCAGTTAAGGCTTTGATAAACCCTTGGACCTTCTCGTCAATCTCGGTCGTCTTGTCAATCCACTGATCGAGTCCGTCGAGTACACTGTCAATGTCTGCGTTGATGTTCCCGAAATCAGGCGTTGTTGGACCTAACGCGCCACCGGGAGTACTCTTTTCCTCTACCTTGTGGATCTGATCGAAACCCATAATCGCGGCTTGTAGATCCTTGACGCCTTGCTTCGCTTTCCCGAGCGCTTGCTCCGCTGTGTTCCCGTACTTCTTCCAACCCTCTTCACCCTCAGCGACACCAAGCTTTACGCCACCAAGACCTGTCGTGATTTCAGCTTGGTCAGCGCCCATCTTTGAGCTTCTACCCTTTCCGCCAAACAAAGATGCAAGGGCATTGGCAACAATCTTGATAAACGATGCGAGATACTGCAGCCAAGGCAGGACCGTCTGGACAATCGGCAAGAAAGCCTGCCCCATTTCAAGTGACGCGTTGCGCAACGCTGCCTGCATGACGCGCAACTGGTTCGCAGGGCTGTCGATCGTTCGTGCCATGTCGCCGTGTGCCGTTTCTGTCTGCTTCATTAGAGCAAGATAGCGACCGTACATCATGGTCGTCGAGTCAACGGCTTGACCTTGCTTAATGATTCCGGCAGCTAACAACTCACGCTTTGCCACCTCATCCGTCAAGACAACACCGATTTGTTTTGCTGGCGCTGTGATACCTGTGATCATGCCTTCGATGACGGATTCTGCGCGTTCGTCAGCAATATTGTAAAAGGACGACAGGTCGTACTTGAGCTGGACCAGTGACTTCGACATGTTAAGAGCTTGCTCTTCCGTGAGACCCATTGATTCGGTCATCGTGTACCACACGCCTACATTCTTTCGTACCTCAAAGGCGTTGACGCCTAGGCTATGCTCCATCGAGTCCGCCCATTTGCGAGTCGAATCAGCCCAGCGCCCCATCGTCGTCTCAAACAACGAGTCCGACTCTACCACGTCCATCGCAAGCTGAATGGAATTCTTAAGGTAACCAACAGCTTTATGAACTGAGAAGATCGCGGCAGCAGCTCTCGCGGCTTTTCCGATGATGCTATTCAGGCCGTTGCCAAAGACTTCAGCTGCTTTCCCACCGGATCGAAATTCATCCTGCACTTGCTTTGTTTCTGTTCTTGCCGCTCTGAGTTCTGCCTTGATCTTGTCGATATCTTGAGTGAGCTTCGAGTAGTCTGCTCTCCATTCAACGATCAGTTTTTCAACGACTGTCCCATCCATTGCCATGATGCAGACCTCCTCTCTAAGCTTGATCCGCTTGTTGTCTTGCGGCAGCGATCTCAAGCCCTGCTGCCATTCGGTTCATTTCCAAATCCCACATGCGCTCTTGGCGCGCCCTAACCTCTTCTTCTGACAGGTCAGAAGGAATATGCTCGCCGTCACTTGGCTTAAACATTTCTGCTGGTGATTTTGGATAGGGGCTTTGATTTGACCAGGCTGCCGCATAAGCAGCATGAAAAGCGACACCGTAATGCCATGCTTCTACTTTTATGCGCTCATAAGACGCTGCTTCACGTTCATTGGCGGCGTTAAGCCAATCGAGGTTCTCTCCGTATGTCTGATGTCCCCAGTCTGTCGGCAACATGCCGTGCGAGAGGCAGGCATAATAGAGCTCTTCCCCTATTTCGCCGAGGGTTTTCCTTTGGGCTTCTTCGGATTCGGCTTCGGTTTCATCTCCAGTGCTTGTTCCTTCAGCCCCTGGGCCGCGTTTTTCTGAATTGTCTTTATCTTGTCGATGTAGGCGGTCATGGCGGCGTACCCGCTCTGATCGAAAAAACCGGACGCTCGGCATATGTCAAGGACGATGTTCGAGAAATCGGCAGCTGTCTTGCCCTCGTCAACAAGGTCGTCGTATATTTCGTAAGCTTTGTCGATCGGGACAACCTCATCGCTGTTTCGGTCCTGAATAACACCCCATAAAAAAGGAACGGCGACCCCAACAGGGTCGGACATGGCCTCAATCACTGCTTGTGCGATTGGCATATCCTCCGGGAGCTCCTTCTGGACCATCTTGATGTATCTCGAATAGATCCTCAGGTTGATCTCACGATCTTTCACCTTCAAAGTTTTCATCTCTTCCTCCTAAATAACGAGGCCGCCGCGACGGACGGCCTCTTAGTGTTGTTGATCAGGTAATGCTTAACCGCTGCCAGCAGGCGGAGGAGCGGGAACGGCAATCGTTGCCGGTGCCTCTTTGTTCTTCGTAACGTTCTTGACTTCTTGCATCGCTACTGTGAACGTATCAAGGGCATTAACACCGGTTGCGTCGTATTGAACAAACGGCTTCGCTTCGAACTCAACACACTTTCCATGTGGATACTTAATCCCGTATTTGTAGTGTTCGTCTGCTTCTTCATGCTCGATGAACGTGTCGATGTTATAGTTGGATGTTGTCCCAAGAGCCGCATACTTAAACTGGAAGTTGGCGTCAGTCAACTGTTCGACCCCTTCGGCAAACTTCTGAGCTAAGTCCTCTTGCGAGGTTGCTTCAATCTTGTTCGGTAAGCCAGGCAAAGCAGGCTTAGCCATCAGGCCGTAGATCTGAGTTGCAACAGGCGTTGTATCCTTCGTGTAGTAATAAAAGATAGTTCCTTTAGTTGTATGTTCCATTAACTAATCCTTTCTAGGGCCGACACATGCGACCCATTTCGTGATCATATTCGCCTGACCAAAGAACGGTGAGACGATAGGCAAGCTGTCCGTCCGGTCTCAACTCCCCGATCTGGCGAGTCATGCCTCGGTTCATTCCAAGGCCGTCAAAATGTGTTTTCAGCTGCTTAAACACAGCTTCTCTATCCTCAGGCGTTCGGTGCCATGTGTCGGTGTAAATCCCTACCCTTGCGCTTCCTTCACCCTCAGTTGTCACCACTCCCGTCGAGTCATCCGCCAAGCGAAAGCATCCTCTAGGGAGCGTCTCAAAGTCTTGCGGCCAGTCTGGGCGCCAAGTGATCCCGGCGATCTCTGGAAGTTTCGGATAAACCCACTCTAAAAAGCTAATCATCCTTAACCTCCTGTTACTCTCGTGATGTATGACTTGATCGCCGCGGCCATAATCTTCTGCGCTTGCTTCTCAACCTCTTTCGCAGCTGGATACATGAACGGCTTTGCTGGCTGACCGCGAGTAGCGAAAAACCTCCCTTGTTCGTCGCAATAAACCCAATAGTCTTCGTATGACTCAACGACTTCTCCCGGTCTTCCCGTTCCACGCTTGACCAAAAAAGGACCTAGCGAATAGTGAACCTTGACTGGAGAACCGTTTCCACCGCTTTCAGCGCCGACAGGGCCAGTGCCAAACTCTACAAAAGCGGCGTGATCGCTGTTAGTGTAGCTGTAGCCCACGGCTTGTGAATCATCGACCTCTACGGCTTCATGGATGGATGATCTAAGCTCTCCGGAGTCCACGGGGACAAGCAGCTTTGCCGCTGCCGTTGTCGCGAGAGCAAGCATCAAGACCGACTCTTTCGCCGCTTCCTCAAGATGAGAACCACCTAAGGCATCGAGCTTAGCCATGAGACTTTCCCAGCCTTTTATGCCTGACATTAGATCGCCTCCAATCCCTGTTGGAACTGGAGAATCAGCTCGTCATGGCTGTCATAGACAGGATGCCCGATGACCTTGTAGACTTTGCCTTTGTGCTGGACGTAATCGCCAACATCGATCGGCAGTGGATCCGAGCTCGTCGCCTTCGCGTCCCTTGCAACAACCAGTCCCCACTCCTGCGCCACGAGAGCGTCGGAGAGGAGCTGGAAGTTGCATTCGTAGGAGGAAGAAATGCTCCCAGGAACGACCGTCACAGAGCCGAGTGACCCAGTCTGCTTGACAGCCGGACGATGTTGAATCGCTTTGTCCTGGAAGATTTGCCGCTGAACCGCCTTGAATGAATCAGGTATCTTCATGCGGCATCACCACCCAGTCTTGCGAAAGCGCGCCAGTTGCGGAGAATAGTCCCTAAGCACGGTTGACACAGACGCAAGCACCTGCTGATAGCTTGAGTCACGGTAGCTAACGCTTTGTCCACCATCAGTCACTGACGAGATCGTGCCGGCAATCTCGCCGACGTTCCCCGCTCCTTGGGCCTGCTTGTTGAGGCGATAAGCGTCCGCGGCCATCTCGACCACGATCGGTTCAAGTGCCTTCGGCATGCATTCCTGATTGATGTCGTTCAGCACCTTCGTGCCCGTGATCTTCAGGACAAGAGTAAGGGCATCAGTCTCTGCTACCGATGCCCCTGTCATAGTCATTAGATTGTTGATCATCTCAGGCGTTGGATCAAATGCCATGAGTCACCTCCTACTCTGCGGAGGCTTCCTCCGCTTTTGCTTTCTTTGATGTGGTCTTCTTGATCTTTTCGACACGCTTGAAGCCCTCGTTCGCGTCCAGCCGTGCAATCATGTCTGGATCATCGACGCACCATTGCTGGCCTGTCTCTACGTTCTCGAACCAGATCATACTAAATCCTGAATGCCGAAGATCTTGCCGCTCGCGGTTGCGCCTTGAGCGAGGATGATATCGACGTTAACGACCTCGCCTGTCTGTTTATACTTCGCGGATTCCAGATTTCCGATAACGACATGCGAGGATTTCGCGACGGTGAAGGACTTATCAGCGTTGTTGCCTGCGCCCTTGATCTTGACGGTGATTCCGTTAGAACTGTCTGTGTTGGTGACGACCAAAAACACGGAGTCTTTGTTCGCGCATTCGAAGTACATTCCATTTGTGGCGTCAAGATTTACGGTCGTGACTGCTTGCATGTCTTCGAGACCAACATTACATACATTAATTTTTGTTCTAGCCATTGCTCAGCCCTCCATCCTTAGCTTGCTTTGCTGCAGATCATGAGCGCTAAACCGAGAGGACGGGTGACTTTTGCACCGTACAGATGCAGCCCTTTGACAGCATCGGCAAACCGGCGCTCCGGACGATACGCTTCAACTTCTGCAATCTGCTCGGCATAGCTCCAGGCCCCACTGTAACCGGCGATAACCTTGTAGAGCGCATTGTTGGTGTTTGGCACGTTGTTCGACGTGTAGATGTCAAAGCCAGCCGCACGACCAACGAAGCCATTCGCCAGCACATCATCTGTTTTCAGTGTACCGGCGCTGATAAAACGGCTGTCCTTCAAAAGGAGGCCATGATACCAAGGCGGTATGACTACCCAGCGTCCAGTTTTGGGCACGTTGGCCTCGTCGAGCTTGACGGCGAGGTCTACGAGCTTTTCGTACGCAGGGGACACGCCTTGTGCGGCGGCGACAGCAATGCTGATCGGAGACGCATCAGAACCCATTGTGTTCGTACCTGAAATCTCCGTATAGAGACCAGCGATATATTGGTCGGCCTTGTCTGCCAACGCATAGGCTGCGCGAGACATTGCCTCTTGCATGACTTTTGGCTTTTGCTGCGCGGCATCTACGTCATCAACCTGGAAATTAAAGTATTTCGACTGATCGATGACCAAGATGCGCTGGGCATCTGTCAACGTTTCTGCGGCTGCGATGTCCGTGTTCTTTACGTAGTCGCCCACAGTAACGTCGCCAAGGCTGTTGATCTTTACCTGATCGCCGTATGCAGAGATCTCGCCCTCGTAGTCACGATTACAAAGATTCGCATAAACGAGGCTTTTGTCTAAGGCTGACAGTAGTTGTGCCGACCATACTGCCGGAATGAAATTGTTAATTGACATAAATTATCCTTTCTTTAATGTGCCGTCTGCCAACCCTTTAGTGACGGCATCCATATTTGCCTGCATCCAGGCCACGTTGTTGATGTTCTGCAAGAATGTCTCTTGAGTGACGACACCCGCAGGAGAAGATCCAGAACCTCCGGAGGCCCCTTGTCCCTCATCCCTTGTTGTCTCGATCTCAAAAAGGTACGCATCTGATTTCTTCAACGCCTCCAGATCGAGTCCCTCGAGTGTGCCGTCGTCTTTAAGCTTTAAGCCCTCACGATTGATGAGTGCCTTAATCGCTTTAGGATTTCTCCCTTTTGCCGCATGAATAGCGGAATCAAGCGCCGCGTCCATTCGGAGTTTCGCCAGCTCTTCAGCATGCTTCGTTTTGAGATTCTCGGCCTCCGCTTGAGCTGCAGCTAAGTCCGTTTTCAGCTTTTCTGGATCGGTCGCTTTCAGAGCTGTCAGCTGAGCCTGAACGTCTGTTGCAAGCTTGTCCGATGCGGCTTTCTCAGTTTTTAGCTGATCGTATTTTGCGGAAGGTACATAACTGCCATCGTTCCCAACGACAAGGTCAACGTCCTTTCCGTCTTTTCCCTTGCCTTTCAGCGCTTCTTCGACCAACTTGGTCAGATCTTCGCCGAGCAATGTTTTAATCGTTTCATGGATCATTGTTTCCTCCTCGGGCTGCTGTTTTCAGGACTTCCACCTGCCTTACCCGTCCGACCGGTTCCGGTGGTCGAATACCCGTGTATTTTGGTGCACGATCGTGCTGGTGGAGATGACGGGTTCCGCCCCCGTGTTCTGAGTGTTGCGCTTCGGCTTTTCACTCAGTCGATA